TCTTGGTTCATAGTTATTGATGGAATTTGTAATTTCATCTCTAACTGTAGATGCCGAAAGTTCATCAATGTTCTCAAATAATGATTTTGATATTCTGGAACCAAAATCTTCATCAAAAAACTTTTCACCAGGAAGAGTAAGTACAATATTTCTGACGGAACGAGCAATTGCTGACTCATTCTTTAAAGCAATTAGATCGCCAGTCAGAGGATTAGTCTGAAATGACAAACTTATGTCTTTAAAACCTTGACTTACCCTTTCTAGAGGCATTTAATGTTATAAATCTATCTTATTTATCAGTCTTTTTTTGATTCATAGAGGGGTTCTGTGCCATATTCCCAGTCATCATAGTCCGCATCATTGCGAATTTTTGAATGAATTTCATTCTGATGGTAAAAATCGTGTTTTTTTGGTGTTAGGTCATCATTTGCAATCTCTCGAAGCATTTTTTGCTTCTCAATTTGTTTATCCCAACCATATTCACTTGACAAATATTGTGTTCCCCACTCATTTTTCATAAAGTTTTGGTCTTTATCGACTTTTTTAGTCATTTTTAGCTCCTGATTGATTAGATCAGAACTTTTTACGGGGTTGCTATCCCGTTAATCTATGAAAAATCCTCTTCTTAAGTAATCTTTATCCTCAATAAAAGTAAAATCACCCACTTTTTGAGGTCTATCTCCTTTCCAGACAGGAATTGCAACGCTATTGCCATATCTAAAGTCTGGATTTCTTTTAAAGTGAACCTCTATAAGTTTATTTCCAATAAATTCGCAATTTATCCACTCATAATTGCCTTTCAGATCATTTAGTATCTCTGGAAAATCTATTTCACACTCTATCTTAGACCATTTATTCCACTTATACAGAGGATCTGCATCATCTCTTTCACCCAAAACAACTAGTTCTGATTTTTTGTTTTTAAAATCAACACTCAAGTGATTTCCTTTAAATACTTCACACCAAAATTCTGCTGGATGAAAGTGTTCAGTGTCTTTATCAATCCACTCCATACGAGAAAATCGTCCCATCCCAAGTAAATTAATACATGGTCGGACGATATAATATCCAGAATATGGAACAGGGCATCCTGTAGGTCCACAGAGATGCCCTAGAGATTGATTTAAAAACAGTTTGTTATAGACCCACATATCTTGTGGATGAATAGATTTCCATTCATCGCAACAATCAAAATGATACATGGGAACCTATAATCTATTTCTATTTAACCTTTACCTTGACCCCGATAACGCTTCTTTTTTCCATTACGAGAGGTTGCACTCAGTAGTGTACGAGAAGAACGTCCTTGACGAGTCTTTTTAGGTGCTCCAGGTTGAAAAGTAGTTTTATTATTAAGTGCCATTAAATTTCCTCCAGTTCAATTAAATTAGGATCAACATCATCTCCCGAGAAAAAGCGTTCCGAGAGGTCTTGAAGAACCTCAGTACATTCTTCTGCACTAAGGTTTGTATAAATCTTACGCCCTTTATAAAGTACGTTATATTGTTTCATTAGATAATACGAGTTTTCTCATGCCCAACTCTAATACGAGGATCGCACCAGATATCAAAGCCTTTCTCTTTTGCATCAAGACAGAATGAAACATCCTCTCCACACATGTCCTGAACATCTCCAGATTCAAAGACTTGCATCTTAGGAGCAAACCAAGGATATTCGAGATTCTCAAAAACTCCCTTCTTAATCAGAACCCATCCAAAACCTGTGTAATCTACAGTGAACGGCTTACGACGCTTCTGAATCGACTCCACAGTTTCGTGGTTCATAACTCCACCATTCTTGCGGAAATCATCTTCTTCTAACCAGTGTGCGACAGATGTTGTGTGTCCATCTTCTGTGGCATACCAACCAGCAACAATCTCACGCTCAGTTCCATCTTCACTCAGTGCCATATCACAAAGTTGCCAGAACTTGTTAGTGTCAAAGACAATATCCGAGTCAATCCAAAGTTGATAATCATATTCTAATTTACCATCCCAAGGAATTTGATTCGGACCTCTAAGAACATTTGCACCTAATACTTTACAACGTGCAAAGTTTACCATCGATGAGTAATCTTGTGAAATCTGAATACTCATTCCATTCTGTACCATATCAAAGCATAGTTGTACAAATGCTTTCAGAAAAATAAAAGAGCATCCTCTTCCAGGAAGACAAAATACAATTGACTTTCCTTTCATTCTTTCTTTAATTGCAGCAATATCCCATTCTTCCTTTTTGGTGGGTGCTGCAGCTTTAACAGTAAATCCTTTTGACATAAGAAAAATAATCCTTCAAGATCAATTTTAACAGTCTATATATCTCCTGTCAACTTCAATAAGATGGAGTTCCAGGAGGTTCAGCAGATAAGTTATTCCCCCCTCCGATGTTCGTAGATAACTCAATATAACTCAAATCATTTACCTCATAATCAGTCTTCATAATACCTACCATTCCTTTTAAATTCTCCCAGGTATTCTTAAACTCTTCCTCCTTTAATGAATGGTATATACACTTTTCCTTTGCATATATGTGATATATTTTTTCGGTTGCAGTCATAAAAATATCTCCGGAATTTTTTCTTTCTTTTTCATTTCGATACTGCATTATATATCACAGCAATACAAAATCCTAGTGCAATAAAAAACGGGCGTGGATATCTTATCATCCATCCCGCAAAGACAACCTTCCAGAAATTCCAATAAGGGCGTCTTCGATAATACTTCGAAGAGTATAGAGGGGCATTCATACTTCCGGAAAAATTTTTTTAGATTGATATTGAGAGGTCGATTTGTCACCTCTGTAGGTTAGGGTAGTTTGGGTTTTTTTATAACGCAACGCCGCGCGGCGCTATAAACAACCGCCCGCATATAACTGCCGGACGACTATACCTACGAGTATAACATATGCGTCCCCCACTGTCAAGTAAGGGACGCACAGTTAACTATCAGAACTCGATGCTATCTGCAGTGGGTTCGTTATTATAACCCTCCGAAGATTGCTCTGCTACGATTGCATCCAGAATGGACAGAATCTCAGCGCCAGTGTTACCTTGTGCCAGCAGAGAAGTGAGAACGGACTTGGACATAATGAAGAAGGAAAGTGTCAATTAAGAGTGAATGAGTAAGTGTCTTTATAGGGCGCATCTTATTCCCTTGAGTGTTAATAACAGTGTGAGTGTTAAGTGTTAATCAGAGGTCGAACACATCACTATTCAGTTGGACCACATTTACAGCAGGGTCATTATACTTAACACCGTCAGGAGTGTCAATAATGCCCTGGTCATTTAGCAGGTCGATGAAATCAACGTAGTTGCCAACTTCCATCGCAAGGTGATACAAATACTCATCATTATTAATCCACAGAGCAACATTCCAGGTCTCATAATTTTCCCAACCGTTATACTCAGTTGAGAGGATGTTGCGCTGATAAGTGACAGTCATTTGTGGTTAGTAAGTGTGAGTCAGGAGGGCAAAATCAGAAGGCAAGGAGTTGCGAATCCATCTGCTCCTCAGTGATAGCACCCAGCATAACTTGAGTGTTCAGAGTATACATCAGATTGCGGAACTCAGTATAACGCTTAGGTGCAACTTTGTTCAGAAAGAAGATTTTGCGACGAATCGGATTGTTCATCGTGTGAGCAAAGTTGCGAACCTGGTTGAACATTAATTGCGTTTGGTTAGTGAATCTTTCGGGGTCGTTTGTGTGCCCCTTACACTATAGGTCCACTTTGAAGGTGAGTAACTTTAATACCCCTATAATCACCAACGGTCAGGTGTACTTAGGTCCTCTACATAAGCATCACACTTCTCTGCAGGTTCCAACTCAAATAATTTCTCCCAATCAATCTGATGTGGGTCGAAGTCACCGAACACTGATAGATCCAGAGTGATTCTATAACGCTGCTTCTGTGCTGACTGATAAGCAACTGACATAAGTACGCTCCGAATGTGTATAGAGGTATTGTAAGATGTCTGGGGATTTGTGTCAAGTCCTTGGGGATATTTATGCGGAACCTGTGAATTTTTATGAGGGGATTGTGGGGATTTTGTGACCCTGGGGTTGACAAAAGTGCGGTCCTTATGTTATGCTCGCTAAGACAACAAGACCTCAGCACATTTATAAGCACACAGAAGGATTACAAGCACTCAGTATAAAGGTTTTAGAGACGATTACAACCCCCATTTCTCAACAATAACCCTTATTGATTCTCAATAAAACAACACTTATTGAGAATGATTACGATCGAACATTTATATTTAAAAATACATTTATTAATGTTTTTTATTGTTTTTTAGCGTTATTTGGGTATAAAAGCAATAAAAAAGAGAGGGTAACCACTCCCTCTCTCTATAATCCAACCACCTAACATTTGGGTATTATCTTTTACTTTACAGAGTCACTTTTACTGTTGAGAGAGGCAAACTCCTTCCTCCTTATGTGTTACTATATGTCAGATAGTTGTCAGGTCATTGATAGTAACAATCTCAAGTTCAGTTATATCATTATTGAAATGTTCTTCCCATTCTTTGTATAGAGAGTAAGACTCTTCAATTAGATCTTGACTGACCAAATAAGTGATTTGTTGTTGTACTTGTTCAAGAATGATTTCAAGCATAGAATCCTTTTGAAGTTCAGTCATTTGAGAAGAGTTTTGGAGAGGAAGAGAGAAGCAATCTAGGAGAGAAGTCTCAACCCTTATACTATAGGAACAGTTTAGAGGTAACTAACTTTAATTCAATTCAGTTTGATACCATCGTTGAAAGGAACATCTCCATACTTAGTTGATACAAACCAGTTGAAGTTCTTTTGATAAACATACTCGCTATTTCCGTGCTCTTTCAGAATAGCATTAAGGCGAGACTTAGTGGTTGCTGACTTATGCCCACCATCAAACAATTCTAACCAAGTATCACCTACCATGGCAATCAGATTGTTAAACAAATAGACAAAAGATACACCTTCGATATTAACAACTTGTGTGTTATCTTTCTTCCAATCAATCTCTTGAGAGATTGCATTATTCATTTGCTTTTCGATGATTCTCATTTGTGGTTGTTTCAGTGGTTATACTATAGGTCCAGTTTGGAGGTGAGTAACTTTAATCAGTTGCAAAATGCACCGAGAGCATTAAACTTGGCAGCAATTTGCTTCTCTGCAATACGCTTACCG